CATCAAGCCCATCGACGTTGTACCCGGAGAATACAGTCAATTTGAGCGTGTTCCCCGTCGCCACCAGCGTCGTCTGGTTGTATTCACGAAGGACGTTGTTATCGAATGACAACCAGACGGTGTTGTTCGCGTTGTCCAGCCAGATCCCCGCATTCGGGCCGGTGTTCGCGAGCGACGCCGACTGCTGCTCAATGCCGCTACTGTTCCACCGCTTGATCGTCCCCGTGCCTCCGGTACCGTAGTGGCAGACCAGATAATCGCCGCTCTGCATTTCAGCGACCCCCTGCACGGTCATACCAGCAGGCGGGGATGCTAAGACAATCTCAGAGACATAGGCACCTGATGTCGTGACTTCGACGATGCGCGAGTTCGTGAAATCGCCGAGAATGAGATTCCCATTAGCGCGATAGTTGAGACCCGTCGGGGTCCAGCCCGCAGAGCCCGATCCGCCCGCTGGCGTTTCCCAGCTCATTTACGCGTACCACGCCACGGCATCGAGCGCGGTGGACGGGGCGCCATTGCCGCCCGCTGTACTCGTCGCGGCCCAGGACCAGCCCGCATTGCTGAACGTGATCCCGATGTCGCTCATCAGGTTCGCGCCGCTGGAGGCAGGAATCGTCAACATGAACAACGGGGCCGTCGTCCCGACCGTGACGCTGGCCGCAGCGGTGTTGTAGAACTGCACAAACTGGGCGGAACTGTTCGGGTTGTAGATGAAATAGCCGTAGAGTTTTCCTGCCGACGCTTTGATCACTTGCGCGGAGTTCGTCAGGGCTGTTGCGCCGTCCGAACTCGTCGCATTCATCGTGCTCAGCCCGTTCGTGGCCCGAGGCTGAATCCCGACGTCGCCGATCAGATTGGCGCCCGCCGAGATACTGGTGACATCGACATCGCCAATGTCCACCCCAGAGTTCGCCGCGAGTTTCCCGATCGCATTTGTGCCGGCCGGGAGTGCCGCATTGACCTGCACGCCGTTGGTCGTGCCAGGAGTGGTCTGATCAATGCTGACTTTCCCCACGACGGCGGAACCAGCGGCCAGCGTGGCTTGCACGGCGAAGGTTCCTGTGCCGACTACGGTGGCATTGAGATTCGCGGCGGTGGATTGCGAGACGGTGACGGGATTTGTGATGGAGCCCACGGTGGTGACGCCTGCGATGACGCCGGTCCCATCCGTCGGGAGCTCGACGCGCAGCGTCCCGGATGCCGTGCCGTGTCCGGTTTTGACCGGGAGACTATCGACTTCGGTGAGGTTCACATCAGACAATCCGCCGCCTCCTCCGGGATCAAATTCGACATTCGCCGCGGGACCGACCGATGTGAGGACCGTGTTTTGATCACCAAACAACGGCGGTACGAATCCCGCCGAGAAATCCGACGCGTTCCCGACAAACACCGTGGAACCCACCGACGCACTCACGGCAGGCGTGCCGCGCTGCCCACGCAGGACCCGGACGCCCTGCCCGATCACGGTGACGGCCTGGAGAAATTCGCCAGACGTCGTGGCGAGGACGGTCCCGACGTAGACGTCGGCCGTCGAGGTCAGATACGCGATCTGATCGTGGGCGCCGAGGTCTGCGCTCAACGTCGTCTGTGTGATCACTTAGATCTGGTACAAAGCGACCATCAACGTGGCCGAGGTCGTGGTGCTGTTCACGCGCTTGACCGCGATTGGGAGAATTTCCCCCGCGACGGCGGTAAAGTTCGCAGTCGAGCCATCCTGAAAGACTGCGACGACGATCCCCGCGCCCCCGACGTAGACCGCTTTGGTCAGACCACCGGGAATATCCACCGTGTCGGATTTCGTGATCGCTTCAGCCTTGTTGTACGGCGTGTCCATAGAAGGTTCCGATCCAGAGGCAGACGCCGACCATCGCGGCGTACATCTGATGACTGTTCAATACCGAGTTGGGCGTCGGAATGACGAACCGCAACACCAGACAGGAGACGATCCACAGACACGCCAACCGCCGCACGGGATGCGCCCACGACCACGCGATGACCGCGCCACACGCCGTGAATAGCGCCCCCGTCCCGAGCCAGGAATACGGCAAGGGATCCGGCGCGAGCGTCAACGTCCACGGCAGTACTAATCCCGTGAGTTGATCGCCGAGCCCTGCGGCTTGCTGCGGAATCCATCCGATCGAGCCGTAGGCGCCGAGCATGGCGAGCCCTAACGGGAGGCCGAGCGCCACGATCCCTCCGAGCGTGACGATCAGCCAGACGGGGCGATGGGGCCACAGTAGGAGCATCCCGAACGCCGCCACGCCGGCTTCCTTACAACTCATCGCCACAATCGCTGCGACGCAGGCGAGCGCCCATCGCTGACGCGCCGCGGCGAGGGCGGTCAGGAGTAAGCCTGTCGTCATCAGCAGATCCGCGCGCGCCGCCAGATACCCGACCGCCTCGCTTTGAATGGGCCAGAGGAGAAACAACCCCGCGACCCACCAGCCAGTCAGACCCAGCGTGACAGCGAGCCCAGAGACGAGGGCGCCGTTCACGAGATGCACCGCCAGATTCGTGGCGTGACGTACGCGATCCGAGGACCGCGCTTGCGCCTGCCACGTCAGACTGGTGAGCACACGAGAGGGTCGCAGCACGACTGACGCAGACGGACGGGAGTAGTACCGATCTTCATAGACCTGTCCCGCCCACAGGACCGGGAGATAGGTGAGCACCGAGACGATCAGCACGCCGGCTAATCGCAGTCGAGCGTGTCGCACACGATCCGACCTTGCGGCCACTGCGGAAACCTCCGAACCACGCGTTGTGCGTAAATCTGTGCGGATGCCGTCTCCCCGCGTTCCGCAGAAATCAACGCGAGATCGACCAGGCTGAGGGCTTCTACGGCGCGTTGTGTGGGCACGTCGTAGGTCAGCGACGCACGCCACCCGAGATAACAGAACTCCGGCACGTGCTCGAGCGCGCAGCGGTTGACCCACGCCCGCGGCCGATCGGGATGACGGACGGAGGCGGTCTGCCACACCGTCACCTCATCGATCCACTCGTAGGCCCGCACGTACGATCCGAGGGCCAGCACGATCAGCACCAGCCCCCGGATCCCACGCATTACGGATAGACCGACGTCGAATCGAACGTCATCGTGCGGAAGTTGGTCATCTTCCACAGCGACGATCGGCAGTTGCCCATGTTGCCGTTGGTCAGGTTGATCCATGGCGCCGCGCCGATATTGGCGGCGGTACAGGCGCCCCCAGGTGACACCCCTGGAGGGGCATCGACGGCCTGGAACGCACTCGGCGGTCCCGTCACGACGACCAAGGACGTCGCGTGCGCGGCAGGCTTGGTGCCGAGCTGTCCGCGAATCACGCCGAAGACCGTGCTGACGCCGCCCACATTCGTGGCGGTGATCTGCATGGCTTCGTTGTCCGCGGTCCAGATGATGTGCCCGACGGCCGGCGCGCCCACGTTGGACGCACTGGACGCTGACGCCGAGGTCAGACGGACGGTGTTCGCCGTCGCGGTGACCGCGCCGTTGAGGGTGGTATTCGACAGCTTCACGGCCTGCGCGAACGCGGGCACGGTGCTGAGGGTGAAGGCAACGAAGAGAATGAGCTTTTTCATGGTCATCACTCCCTTAGCCCGCCACCCGGCAGCCGAGTTCCTGACGCAGCACGGTCACGCCGTACAGAATGTCGAATCGCTGGATCCACTGATCCGTCGAGGCGATGTAATCGCGGATGTAGCGGAGCGAGAGCCCCGATTTCCGTGACGCCATGCGCGAGGACTTGTCGGTGCCATCCGGCTTCGGGAGATCGACACACGCGAGCGTGCCGAAATCCTTGTTGAACATCATGTTCTGCGGCGACGTGACGCCCGAGATCGTCGAGAACGACGCCGAGGCCACCCCGAAGACGCGCACCGACGCCTGATCAGCCGGCAAGGCGCTGACGTTCTGGAGGGGAGAGCCCGGCCCGATGATCGGCGGCGAAATGCTCGCCGTGATCGCGCCCGCGGTATCGGTGACCGTGGCGGTGACGACGAACTGCATGCGCTCGCCGACGTCCTGGTACGTCTGCGGGTTGACGTAGTTGACGTTGTTGAACTCGAGCACGTCGCCCGCGTTCAGCGTGGTCGAGGACCAGCCGGACATGGTGATCGTCGAGCCAGACTGCGAGCCGCCGTTGACGACGGGCGTCCCGCCGAGCGTGCCGACGGTGTGGACGTAGACGCCCTGATCCATCTTGAACATCGTGCCGAGGGCGCGGCCCATT